GCAAATCATCAACATCAAAAGATGCTTCGTGAGATTGCAAATGATGATAAAACTCCCAAAAAGACGGATTTTGTCAAAGAAACTGAAATTTTCATCGAAAATGAAGAAATTGATGAAATTTTGACTGTTCAAAACGTAAATCTTAACGAATTTTAGTTAAAAATACAACATAAATAAAATATAAGTCTAATATAACGTTGGTCCATGCCTTTAGAGCGAATTAGTCGCGGTTTTAAAGATGTTAGTATGACATTTCAGATTAATCCTCTGAATTATGATCTTGTGGCATTAAAAAATACTAGTTCAATTTCCAGATCAATCCGTAATATTATTTTTACGGCACCTGGGGAGAAGTATTTTGAACCAACTTTTGGATCTAGAGTATCACAGATGCTCTTTGAAAACATGGATGAATTAACTGCACTATCACTACGTGATGAAATTGTAAGTTCAATCACTAGATTTGAGCCAAGAGTTACTTTGGGAAAAGTTAACGTAAATCCAAATTTTGAATCAAATCAATATGATGTTGTGATCAATTACACTGTTATTGGCGCAGATGTTTTAGGGCAACAATTAGAATTCGTTTTGCAACCAACAAGGTAAATGCCACTTCTAAATTTTAGTAATCTGGATTTTGACCAGATTAAAACCTCTCTAAAGAAAATTCTTAGAGCAAATGACAACTTCACCGATTATGACTTTGAAGGATCAAACCTTTCAAGTATTATTGATCTGCTTGCGTATAACACATATCTAAACTCATATAATGCAAACATGGTTGCAAATGAGGTATTCATTGATAGTGCAACTTTGAGAGAGAATGTTGTTGCACTTGCAAAGAATATTGGATATACTCCAAGGTCAAGAAAAGCATCTAGGTGTCTTATTGATTTTTTTGTTGATCTTTCTGATTTAACATCATCACCACCTTCAGTTACATTAAAGTCTGGTCCTGTTGCTTCTACTACAAATCAATTTGGCAATCAATCATATGTTTTTAATGTTTTAGAAGATACGACTGTAACGGTATCTGATTCGCAAGCATTATTTAGTGGTTTGGAAGTTATTGAAGGAACAAAGATAACACAGACTTTTACATACTCTGCACAAAATCCAAATCAACGTTTTACTCTTAATAATGCAGGAATTGATACAGATACAATATTAGTTCAGGTAAAACCATCAGCATCTTCAACAATTAAAGTAAAATATGATCTTACAAATAATTTAATAGATCAAAAAATTAATAATGTTATAAATTCATCATCTACGATTTATTTTCTACAAGAAGTAGAGGATGAAAGATATGATATTGTCTTTGGTGATGGAATATTTGGCAAAAAACTTGAAGATGGAAGCGTTATAGAAATTTCTTACTTGGTTTGCGATGGGGCAAATGCAAATAGAGTTAGCACTCTTGATTTTAGTGGTAGATTAGTTTATATTTCAGATAGCACTGAAAACCCTATCACGGGTGGTATTTCGCTTGTTTCATCACAGTCACCGTCTTCGGGTGGTGCTGCAATCGAAAGTGTTGCATCAATTAAAAAGTATGCTCCTCAAGTATATGGAACACAAGATCGTGCTATAACGGCAAATGATTATGAGGTTCTAATACCTAACAAAATTTATCCAGAAGCAGAATCAATATCAGTTTTTGGAGGAGAAGAATTAATTCCTCCAAGATTTGGAAAGGTTTTTATTAGTATTAAACCAAGAAATGGTGATTTTGTTTCGCAGGGAATTAAACAAAATATAAAAAGAGAGTTGAGGAAGTATTCCGTTACTGGAATTGTTCCCGAAATATTAGATTTAAAATATTTGTACATTATTACCAGTAGTAAAGTCTACTATAACACTAGAACGATTACTGATGTTGCTGCAGTTTCTTCTAGAATTCAAAATAATATCCAATCCTATGCTGATTCTGCGGAGTTAAATAAATATGGAACTCGGTTCAAGTATAGTAAATTTTTAGGAATAATTGATCAAAGTCATCCATCAGTTACATCTAACCTCACTTCTGTTCAAATGAGAAGAGATTTGAGAATTGCAACTAATCAATTTGCAGAATATGCAATTGATTTTGGTAATCATATGCATGTTCAATCCATGAATGGATTTAATATAAAATCCAGTCCTTTTAAGGTGCTAGATATAACAGATGATGTTTACCTTTTCGATACTCCTAATGATACAAAAACAGGAGTTATCTCATTATATTCTTTACAATCACCAGGATCATCAACACCTGTTGTAAGAAGAAGAAATGTAGGTGTGATCAATTATATGACCGGTCGCATAACATTGAATCCTATCAATATTGTATCAGGTAAGGATAAAGATGGAATTCAAATTATGGAAATATTTGCAGTTCCACATTCAAATGATGTAATTGGTTTACAAGACCTTTATTTGCAATTAGATGCGTTCAATATTGAAATGATTGTTGATGATATTTCTTCCGGATCTGACCCATCAGGTTCAACATATAAGAGTTCATCAAGTTACTATGATGTTAACAACAATCCATATTAATCATAAATTTGTGTAAGAGAATCAAATGCCGAAAAATACTGTAAAAATTTATCATCTGCTGGAGAGTCAGTTAGCATCTTATATAAATGACGAATTTCCTTTAATTCAGGAATTTTTCTCCCAGTATTATGGTGGGTTGGAGTATCAAGGTGGGCCACTTGATTTAATTAGTAATATTGATTCGTATATAAAGTTAAACGAAAATACTAACACTGTTAGTGAAACAATGTTAGCATCTCCTGTTGATATTGGTCAAGATTTTATTGACGTATATAATGCTGATGGATTTCCAGATACATTTGGTATTATACAAATAAATGATGAAATTATTGTATATCAACTAAAAGTTGGTAATAGATTTCTCTTCTGCAATAGAGGTTTTGTTGGAGTAACATCATATCAACCAGGAAATAATTCCGAAGACTGTATATTTGAAGAAACTTCTGCGGATAGCCATGCATTCCAGGATACTGTAAAGAATCTTAGTGTTTTATTTTTACAAGAATTTTTAACAAAGATAAAGGGGCAATTTTTACCTGGTCTTCAGTCAAAGATGATGACTCCAGGTTTAAATGAAGCATCCTTTATTAGACAATCGAGAGATTTATATTCAACAAGAGGAACAGAGTCATCATTTAAAATTTTATTCAAAGCTTTATATAATGACGATGTAGAACTGATAAGACCCCAAGATTATCTTATTAGTCCTTCAGATGCAGAGTTTCAACTTACTAGAGATTTAATTGTTGAACCGGTTGAAGGAGATCCAGAAAATTTAATTAACACCACATTATTTCAAGATCCAACAGGGTCTATTCAAAGAGCATATGCCCCAATATCACATGTTGAGAGGATCTCTGTAGGCATTTTAACCGATGCTTATTATAAAGTAAGTATTGATTCGTCATTTAACAAATATGATGGTTCTCAAGAGCTCTTATACGGAACTTTTAGTACTCATGGCAAAACAATTGCTATTAATAAGGTTGGTGTAGGTCAAACTTACATTGATGTAGACTCTACACTAGGATTTGAAAAATCCGGATCTCTTACAATTACCTATAATGATGGAACCACTGGCATTGTAACTTATACTGACGTTCTCAATACTCAATTTATAGGTATTGATGATGACAATATAGCAAAAGAAATTTTAGATAAAACTATTATTGATCAAAACATATATGCATATGGATATGATCCAGAAACTGGAGTAAATGATGGCATTAAGGTAAAAATTAGATCCGTCTTACAAGATCTTCAAAAACCAACTGATGCATATTATCAATTAGAAGATACCAAAATTAAAATTAAATCTTTAGGCAAAATTCAATCAGATACTAGGTCTAATAATTGGGTTTTTAATACTGCACAATACTATGATGTAGAATCCTTGGTTTTAGAGGATGGCGGCAATGATATTTACAAATTAACAACCAAAGACGATCATATTTTTAGAATTGGAGATAGTGTAGAATTAACCAACTCAAATAATGAGAAAACATCATCTGATTTAATCGTTACTGATATTTTTGGTCCTAAAAGACTTTTGATAAGAGGAAGTGGTTTATCTAATATATCAGATATTACAAAAGTATCAAAAAGAATAACAAAATTCAGATCTGATTTATATTCTAACATATCTACTTTTAATGCAAACGTTAATAATGTATATGTTGATAATGGTAAAGTTTTAGTTTCTTCCAACTCTTTACCTTCATACAATGACACCAAAGTAAATCCAAAAAAACAAAAATTCTTTATTAATGGAACTTATTCTTTAGGTGACGAAAATATTTTAGTTTCTTTAGGTCTTGATCATAATTTCTTTACTGGTGATGTAATTTATTATACACCAGAAAAATACGTAGCACAAATTGATCAACCTAATGGTAGTGTAATTTTAAGTGAGGTAATTCAAAGTTTTCTTTTTCCAGAAGGAAGATATGTTGTAAAAAGAGTTGATGAAAATCATATTAAACTTGCTAAAAGTGCAGCAAACTTGTATGCAGGAAAGTTTGAATCAGTAACCCCTCCAGGAGGAGCAGATTCTACAGTAATCACTGGCAACACTATAGAGAAAGAAGAATTTAAAGGAAAAGAAGTTGAACCTCAAAAATTATATAGAGAAATATCTCAACCTGTAGGTGATTCTTCAGTTAGTAGAAATGATCAAAGATATTCGGGAATTTTCCTTAATGGCGTTGAAATATTAAATTATAAATCAAAAGATATTGTATATCATGGAAAATTAAATTCTATTGAAGTAACTTCCGGGGGTTTTGATTATGATGTTATTAATCCTCCAACTGTTCATATAGAAGATAGTGTTGGAACAGCTGCGACTGGAATTTGTGGTGTAACTGGTGGTTTTAAAGAAATTAGGATTTTAGATCCAGGATTTGATTATATAGAAACTCCAGTTATAAAAATTACTGGCGGTAATGGAGTAGGTGCTAGAGCTGAAGCAAACATGGTTTCATCTCCCAATGAGTTATCATTTAATGCTGCAGGAATTTCTACGACTGCAACTGGAATTGGTGAAATTGGTATTGGTACAACAGTCTCTACAATTGGATTTACAACTCATCATAGATTTAAAAACGGCGAAAGGGTAGTTTATAAAACTTTTGGAGAAAAAGCAGTTAGTGGTTTAAATACAGATGCTACTTACTATGTTTCGGTAAAATCCCCCTATGTTGTACAATTACACACTAATTTAAGTGATGCTGTTACTGGGGTTGGGACCATTTCTCTTACAAGTGAGGGAACAGGAACTCATCAACTTAGTTCTTTAAATAGTAAATTAGTAATTGGGTCAATAAGTATTATTGACCCTGGTGTAGGATATGAGAATAAGCAGAGAACGTGCGCTCCTGCTGGAATTAACACCGCACTTAATTTGATTAACATTCCTAGTCATGGATATAAGAGTGGGGAGATTATTAAATATTCAGTTCAAGGAACTTCAATTGGAGGATTATCTGCAGAGACGGATTACTATGTAACATCTCTTGATACTGATTCATTTAGATTAAGTGCAATAGGTATAGGATCAACCGCGAAGGATTTTTATCATACAACAAATCAATATCAAGAACTTTCAAATATTGGAGTAGGAACTCATAGTTTTAATTATCCACCTATTTTAGTTGAAGTTGTTGGTAAAGTTGGTATTGCATCTACTGGTAATCGGGATTATAAAGCAGAAGTTCAACCAATAGTTAGAGGTCAAGCAACATCAATCTATCTAACAAATACTGGAGTTGGATATGGAGTATCTGATGTTATTAATTTCAATAGAGAACCTGAAGTAACATTACGGTCTGGAACTGGAGCACAGTTGGAGACAATCATTTCTCCTAACGGACAAATATCAGATGTAGTTGTTAATAGATCTGGTCAGGAATATAATTCACCTCCAGAGTTGAGAGTTATTGGAATTGGTAGTGGAGCAAAATTAACCCCAAGACTCTCTAATGGATCTATCACTGGTGCAGAAGTTATTAGTGCTGGTGTTGGTTATGGATCTTCTACCACAACAGTTGAGATTATACCAGCAGGAAAGGATGCCCAGTTTATTACCAATATCCAAACTTGGACTATTAACAATGTCAAAAGAAATCACAATAACATAGTTGCTGATGATGTTTTTATATCAGAATCTAATAATGGATATGATCAATTACAACTGTCTTATGCATATGCACCCAGATCTTTAAGAAAAATTATTTTTTCTCTTGATAGTGATGGATCCATGCTTTATGGCAAAAAAGATATTCAATTTGTTAATAATGAGGAAATAACAAATAGCGACCACTCTGGAATACTTGGTTGGGCGTATGATGGTCATCCAATTTATGGTCCGTATGCGTATGAAAATGCTACGGGAGGAAACATAACTCAGATGAAGTCTGGTTATACTTTGTATCTCAAAGCAAATAGACCTTCTACATCAATTTTCCCTGAGGGATTTTTTGTAGAGGACTATAGTCATACTAATTCAACTGACGAAAGTGTTCTTGACCAAAACAACGGTAGATTCTGCATAACTCCAGATTATCCAGAGGGAACTTATGCATATTTTATGACCGTTGATGAAAAAGATGTATCTACCTCAGGAATATTTAAAAACTACAAAGCTCCAAAATTCCCATATATTATCGGAGACAATTATCACTCTATTCCAGATAATTTTAATTTCTCTTTAAGTTCATCTGCAGATTCTTTTGAAAACTTGCAAAATGAGTATAGAAGAAACACTCATCCATATAACTTGATTGAGGATGATTCTGAATATCCATATATCTACATTCCAAATAAGTTATCCCAAACATCTGAGATAACCGCTTCTTCTAGAGGAACTATTTCCTCTGTTGGAATTATTACTGGTGGAACTGAGTATCGGATGAACGAAACTCTGGTATTTAATAATACTGGA